CGAAATTCCAGACACTGTGAAGTTGCTAGCGTTGAAACCGCAGGCAGAAATTCGCAATGTAGACTCATCTTATGTCGTAGCTGTAGGATCTACAAATGCGGTAGGACGAACTTTTAAAACATCGTTTAAGCCTACTGTAGTGTCTTCAGAATTTCAAGCAAAACTGTCGGAACCAGTTTTGCCGCCATTAAAACTAAATGATGTAGTTGATGGTGAGTATGTTTCGGCCCTACTTCATACTGTGAAGAATGTGAATGTTCCTTGTAACATTTCTCAGTCTGAAATTGATGAGTGTGTTAAGAGTATGATGCCTAAGTTCGCCAAATTGGTGAAAGCGCATGGTATCAAGCTTAGCCCTATCAATTTGACTCAAGCATTCTTTGGTTGTGAAGAGTTAGGGATAACGCGAATTGATTTCAATTCGTCTATGGGTGTTTTCATGCGAGAATTAGGTATTCGCGATAAGTTCGATTGTTTTTCAGAGGAAGAAGATGGTACTTATTCGTTGAAGCCCGAATTTCTTGCAGCAGTGGAGAAATACCATGAAGCCTTTTCTAAAGGTCAAGTGGTAGTTCCCTTCTCAGAAATGGTGCCTAAGGATGAATTGAGAGCAGCGAGTAAGATTCGTAAGTGCAAGATTAGATTGTTTTCCGTCATGTGCGGAGCCTTCAACATTTATGCGCGGATGTATCTGATGCCATTGTTGATGTTGTTGCTTAAGTTTCCCGAAGTTAGTGAATGCTATGGGGGAATGAATGCTGGATCATCTCAATGGAACGAGTTGGCTCAGAAGATTAAGAAGCTAATGAGATTCTTCTTTGACATGGACTTTTCAACTTTTGATTGGTCTCATGGAGCTGAAGTTTTTCAAGCAGCTGCTCTTTTCTTCTATCTATTGGCGTTGTTGGTGGGATACACCGAGGAAGAAGCATCTATTGTGAGGAATATTTTTGCCTGTTTCCAGTGGCAATTATCTACTTATAAGGGAGATGCTTTTCACAAGTTCAAAGGGATGCCGAGTGGGGTGATTTTCACACTTGCGCTCAATTCTTTTGTCAATTCTTTCTTGCTTAGAGTAGCATGGAAGAGATTGATAGGAGATCTCTCCGAATTTGAGGAAAAGGTTGATACAGCGAATGTAGGCGATGATAATATCTCTTCAGCTGATGAGTCAGTGAAGGAGAAATTTAACATGGTAACCATATCGCAGGTATATCAACAATTAGGTTATGTGGCGACCCCGGCAAATAAGAATGCCGAAATATGCACTGACATACCGTTTGAAGACTTGTCGTTCCTCAAACGAAAGTTCTTGATGAATGAAGAACTTGGTGAGTATGTCGCTCCAATCGAAAAGGATTCGATCTACAAGGCATTCTGCTATGAGAAAGTAGATGCTGCGGTCACTCCGATCGAAAGATTGCAAGACGTTGCTGGAGGAGCCCAGCGGGAAGCGTTTTTGCACGGTAGAGGTTTCTTCCACGAGTTCCAAGACTTCGTGTTAGATACGTTCGAGAGTAAGGGATTCACCAC